AAATATTTCCTGAAGCAGGAATTGACATCTTAAGATCATATGCAGGACCTGCAACACCCTTAAGATATAGTGTTGTTGCTGCACCAGTTACAGAAACTGTAACAGCAGAAGCAGCAGTTGTTGTTGTGTATGCATATACAGTCGCTGTTGTTGAAGCAGGTGTGACTGTAATTGATGAGGATCCAGCAGATGCATTAACTGTTGAACCAATTGCAGAGACGAGGCGAGTGTTTGCACCTACTGCTGTAAATGTTACTGGTGTTCCAGCAACTACAGTTGCAGTAAGAAGCAATGCTTCGTTGTTTGTTACAGTTGTGGTGTCTGCAACGCTTACTACGTTATCAGATGGAACCTTAACTGTGAATGGTGAGGCTGCAGTACCTGCGCCAGAAATTTCTGTTGTTACGTCTACAGAAACGGTATTGGCACTTGCAGGTGTCACTACGAGTGTGCCCAATGTCATGGCTGCAACCACGGCAAGAGCGATCTTCTTAAATGAATTCATTTTTCTCCTTTTATTATTCATTTTATTTATATTGTTTTTAGTCTATCCAAATAGTTTTCTATGTCTTCTATTTGACTAGGTTTATATTGTATCACGTTCTCAGGGAGCGTGTCAACTCTACGGGGCTTATCCTTAAATGTGTGAATCTCAACTTCAAGGTTTTGATCCCTTGGCGTGTATGATATTGCTCCAAAAATAGAGCCACAAACTGCGTCTGCTAAATCTTTAGATAATTTTCTAGGATGATCAACTTTATCTGTCTTTGTTATTTTTAATTCTGTTAATTCTTCAAATAATAACTCAATAGAAGGCATAACCAATCGCTCTTCGTATACTAGCATTGCCATATCTTCATAATGTTTCTTTGCTACAGATACGGTTTCTGTTCTCATTCCTACCGCTTGTAGTTCATTCTGAATATCAAATGATTGCCAACGGTCAAATGTAACTAATCCAATATTAAATCCAAGCCTGCGTAGATTTTGTATCCACTGCTTTACCTCAGATAGATTTACTGGACCTTCCACTTTTGGCTCCCACCACGCTACTGCATCTACAACTACTACAGGAGATATCTGCTCATAGTCTTTAATTACCTGCACGTTGACCCACTTCTCAACATGTGCAATTGCAACAGCACATTTGTCATGTTTTTGTGCAAGGTCAGCATGAACATAATAAACTTTTTCTGGATCTGGCTTAAAGTTTGCTTCAAATCTTCTGAAACTATCTAAAGGATTTCTAATACTCATACATGCCCTCACCTTGTCTGCTTGTTTAAAAAAGGCATCTGAAGCATATGTCGGAACACAGGCAAAACGCATCATTGCATCACCCAAATCAGTCATAAATGCAATTTTAAAATCATCAACTTTTCTTGTTGGATTAACTTCCCAAGTTGCTCTCTTTAAAGCAAATACTCCAGGATACTTATATGATTTAATTTCATCATAGTCCCAACTAATTTCAAACCAATTGTCTGCACTATCTTCTGGTAATAATGGATTAATAATAAATCTATGGGTTTTGGTTATTATTTCTTTTTCTGCAATAACAGAATCATATCTTTCAGAAATAAAATCTCCATTAAATCTTGGGAATGAAAGAAGAACTACTTTGCCTAAATCTGGAAATCTAGAATCTACAGAACCACGGAAAGCCTTATATATATTATCTGCTGTCTTACCCTGTTCATTTCCACTCTGTAGTTCTGTTGCAAAGCCAGAGATCTCATCAAGAACTGCAAGTAAAAGATTTAAACCTTCATGAGATTCTTTTTCAGAGTGTCCAGAATAAACTGTAACAGACTTATTAAAACTAATAGATGAAACTTTTGCTTCATATTTACCAGCAAACCAAGGTGACTTCTCAATCTTAGTTGTAAAACCTTTAAAGAAAACGTTCTTGGCTTGTTGTGCGTTAATAGCAACATTGATAAGATCTATGGCATCCCCAGAAGGTTTTCCAAAATATCTGGCTGGATCCTTAAGGCATAACAACTTATACACAATGTAAGCACAAGCAACAGTAGAAGTAAAGTCTTTTCCACTACCCTTACCAAGTTGAAGAATAATTTCGTTTTTGGTATATTTATCGTAATATTCAGAACCTTCTTTTTCTCCCATTATTCTTTGTAAATCTTCTTTGCGATATATCTGACTCATTGCCTGGACAATATCATATTGACTTTCTGATAATGGTGGTTGTCCTAAATAGTCTGGAGACTCAACAAATGTCTTTACATCTACTGGAGTTTCTTCAAAATGGTTATCTGCAAGCGCTTCAAGAAAATCATCAAACATCATGGACAATTGTAATCACTTCATCCTTTTTGGCAATGTCTGAAAGCCTACGCATAATATCATCTCTTACATCTGGATATTCAGCAGCAATGTCTTTTAAAATTCCCATTAAAACTTCTTGTCTTTTTTCTATTTCTAACATTTCTTCTGCAAGTTCTTTATTTTCTAATAGACCTGCTTTTTGTAACATATCCATTCTTTTGGATTCAATATCCATAACTAATTTAATAGCAGCCGTTTTTGCACTAAGATTATTTGTTAAACTAGCCTCATCAATAACCTCGTATGATTTTGTAATTAACTTATTATAATGTGTATCAGCAGCAGCCAATGCTTCTTTTGCACGAGCACGAATGGCATCATTGGCAGAAGCCATAACTTTCCATTCATTAATGTGTTGAACTACACGAGTTCGTGGTATTGAAAGATCTTTAGATATTTTGGTAGCATCATTTCCTTTTAGATATTCTCCAACTACAATATTAATTTCATCTAAATGTTTTATTAAATCTTCTTCAGTCGACATATCCATATGCCTCCATTTTTTCTAACTCTTTAGACTTTGCAATTTTAAGTAATATAAGATATCCTATTAAATCATCAATATCATTGTCTCCAACGTATTCTGTGCCACGCATTATGCGACTCAATTTGTCATCAATGCGAACATGAAGTTGCTCTCTTGCATTTGCCTTACTAAAAACACGAACTGGCTCAAGTGCAGAGTTTCCATATGCTATGTTCTTTTTTATTAATAGGTGTGCAATTTCATGGCAAGAGTCGTAAATTTCCCTTCCAGCAGATGTTCCTACTGTAAGTAAATATAGGTCTTGGCAATTAAAGTTTTTAGAGTCTTCAAATATTGGCTTCATCGTTTTGACTTCCTTAACCCAAATTTAGCAAGATATACATATATAGTTTCCACTGTACATCCACACTCCTTTGCTATAGCCTCTGGAGACTTCTTATCAATATGAAATCTTTTCTTAAGCCATAATTCATTTGTATATAGTTTAGCACCCATAATCTCTCCTGTCAAACCGCCTTATCCCAATTATTAATAGCCCAATGTCCTATTCCTGCTGAGTCTGCAACATCATTGTCTTCTATTTTTCTATCATAAATAACATCTAATAATTTTATTGTCCTTTGTTTTCTAAAATCTCTTTCATATGCTTTATACCAAGATAAGGACTTTCCTGGATTTACAGACCTAATTTGTAGTTGTTCTTCTTTAGTTAGTTTTTTGTTACCCAGATAGGACTGCCATGTTATTGGTGACACCTTGCCTACTAGATTAATCCCTGCCAATCCTGCGCCCCCTATAATTGCACCCTGAACAAGAGCGAGATCTGCTGCAGTTTTAGGAGAATTCATAAAGACAGTATGCTCAATAATAATAGCCTCTACAAGATTATAATAATCAAACAAGGCCTTAGTTTTTTTATTTGCATCAATTACTTTTTGATAAATATCTTTACCTTCAAAAATAATCTTGCCATGATCTGATAAATTTTTATAGGAATAAATGGTAAAGGCTAAACTAGTTGTACTTGCATCAATGGCACAAATGATTCCAGGCTGTTTAGATAAATCTGATCTAAAATATCTATCTGTTTCTTTTGCTTTGGTCATTTGACATTCCTTTAATTTGTTTGATTGCTTTTTTTACATCATTTGGATTAATAGAACATTTATTACATAAAGAATCATCATTGTATATAGATAGTTTAGACCCACATTCTTTGCATATTCTATTTTTCCCTTTTCTTTTTTGCCTTCTTGTTTGTATATACCTTTGACTTATTTTTTCTTTTGTTGCAGATTCCCTGCATTCTGGAGAACAATAAACCTGATAAGAAACAGTTGGCTCAAATGTATGATCGCACCAGTTACAACTTTTCATCTTCTAGCAACTCCAGAGGCTTAATTTTAATTACCCCTGTCTCTGCTTCAGCACATGCTTTTTGAATTGGACAAACCTTACATATTTTTGAATTGGCTCTGTAGGGTTTTTGTGGCAACTCCTGCTTTTTCCAACTCGCATATACATCTCTCATCCAATCAAATGCCTGGTCTACCCACCGACGGAAATGATCGTTCATTACAACTGGCAAAGTTAATAGTTCATGATTATTTTTATTTTCATAAATCATTACGCCCTTGTCAATTTTCCATACTCGCATATAAATTAATAGTTGCATAAGATGTCCCATCTTAGACTTTCTACTATTCTTTTTATATTCGAAACCTTCATTACTTATTGTTTTTATTTCACCAATAACTCTTTCGTTATTGATATTAAGCATAACATCTCCGTAGCCATCGAATGGCGGATCTTCTGTTTTAACCCTAAACTCCATTGATGGATGTTCTTGCTTATTATATTTTCTTGGTAATGGATCCATCACCATTTCTGTATCAAGCAATCCAGATAGTTCTATTGCCTGCTGAATTCTTTGATGTCCTAAAGTTCCATTATTTCTATTTGCGACTCCACGTGCTGTTGAGTCGTCAAACGCTGGAGCACCATCAAACATCATATACCAATATCTAGGACATTCTCCAGCACCGTATGTTATTCCAGATGCTGAAAAATTACTTTTCTTTGTAAACTTTGGCTTTGTTTGTGCTAAATAACCAGACTCTATTTTTTCAGAAAGTCCATCAATAAAAGATGTATCCTCTATCTGACCAGACTTTTTATTTTTTTTAGAATCTTTTATCATTACTTCTTTTAATAAATTTTTCATTTTTATCCTTTGTTATATTAATTATATCAGATGTCATCTAGTTATATATTTAAGTGCAGAAACAAGATTATTAATCGATTCGGCAGCAGTATAATACAGATTCTTTTTGCCTCTATTAGACTTATCCACATTAGCCATCCAGGTTGCACGTAATGCCATTTTAGAAGATATAGCCTGAAGCCTTACTATCTCTAATGTTGCAACATTCATAGGAATATCTGGTTTTAATATTAGTTTTGCTATTGTGGTTAATGCAACAGAAAACTCTTCATCTTCCATATACTCTGCAATTTCAGAAAGACCATTAATCATTTCTAAAGTACTTTGTTGTTGTTCCATCATCCCATCGATTCTGTCGGAATACCGTCTTTAATTCCATCTTCAGCCCACAACCTAAATGCAGCCTGCATGTCTTCTCTTGACTGTAGTTTAGTTAAATATTCTTTTCTTTTATCAGGATATTTTTCTGGATCTATTGGATTTTCTTCTCCATTAAATCTATAACTAGTAACTGGACAATAGTCCATGCTAATGATTTCACAAAACTCACCCTCTTTAAACTTACGCTTAGGCCTCCAGTGAATTTGATTTACTGCGCTAAATACTATAGTTTGGCCTGGCCCAAGAGTATACCTTGTGAAGTTAGCAGTATCATTCCAATTACCAACATATAAATCCCACTCAATATTAGTATCTGGACAGTAGTTAATGGTGACAAGATTTTCATCTGCATCTAGATGCGGAGGCAATGCTGGACTATTATCTCCATATCCATATTTTAAATTATAATCTATATAGTTCCAGTGGCATAGCGCTATTGGATCCTTGTGTAATGGTTTAGCAATTTCATCTAGTATTGCTTCACAATCTT